ATGAGCGTTCAGATCAGCATCACTGAAAACCAGCTGGTAGAGGACCTCGCCGCATTCTTCAAGACCTTGGTCGACTGCGACGTTGTCCGCGGTCTACCCGGTTGGGTTCCCGCGCCACCGCGCGAGTGTGTCGTCATCACTCCGCTGGCGGCGCAGGGACTTTCCGTGCCGGTCATGGCCTATGCCGATCCGTCGCCCGCGGCGGGGAAGCGGATCATGACCCAGGCCACGCAATGGTCTGCTCGCGTGGATGGCTACGGGGCGCGGGCCCTGGACCTGGCGCTCACGCTCTCGATCGCCCTGCGCAGCCAGTACGGGTGCGAGTTCCTGGGGAATCTGGGACGAACCCAGCCGCTGTACGCGGGCGAGCTCAAGCAAGTGCCCTTCGAGAGCGGGGAAAGCCAGACCTTCGAGCGGTGGTGGTTCGACGCCGTCCTGCAGTTCAACCCTTCCATCAGCGTGCCGCAGCAGTTTGCGGATCACCTCCACGTGGGCCTCATCGAGGCCGACACCACCTACCCTACGGGAGCTTAATCCTATGTCCATTCCCGCCAGTGAAATCGTCCAGGTAGTGCCTGGCGTGATCTCCGCCGGCGGATCGGCGCTCGATTTGAACGGCCTGATCCTGACCCACGATACCGCCGTCCCCATCGGCACCGTCCAGAGTTTCGCGACCCCGCGCGACGTACAGCGCTTCTTCGGTCCGACCTCGACCGAGGCCGCCCTGGCCGACGTCTACTTCAACGGCTTCGACAACTCGACCCGCAAGCCGGGCAATCTGTTGTATGCCCAGTATCCGGCGGCAGCGGTTTCCGCCTATCTGCGCGGCGGCTCGATGGCCGCGGTAACGCTGACCCAGCTGCAGGCGCTGTCCGGCATCCTGACGGTGACCGTGGACGGCGTGGCGAAGACCTCCGCCAGCATCGACCTGTCGACGGCAACGAGCTTCTCGAACGCCGCCACGATCATCGAAGCCGGGTTCACCGCCATGGGCGCCACCTGCACCTACGATGCGCAGCGTGCCGCTTTCGTGATCGTCTCGGCCACCGATGGCGTCGCCAGCACGATCTCCTATGGCAGCGGCACCCTCGCGTCGGGCTTGAAGCTGACGCAGGCCGCTGGCGCCAAGGTGTCGCTGGGTGCCGCGGCCGGCATTCCAGCGGTGGACATGGGCCGGATTACCGACCTGACCCAGAACTGGGCGGCGTTCATGACGACCTTCGAGCCCGATACGGCCGGCAAAGTGGCGTTTTCGGCGTGGACGAATGCCCAGGGCGACCGCTACGCCTACGTCGGCTGGGACACCGATATCACCGCTACCCAGCAGGGCAACACGTCCAACTGGGCGGCTGTCGTAAGCGCCAATGAATACTCGGGCTCCGTGCCGGTCTACAAGGACGTGCTGCATGCAGCCTTCGTCCTGGGCGCCGTTGCATCGCTCGACTTCGAACGTACCAACGGCCGCGCCACCCTGGCGTTCAAGGGCCAGTCGGGCCTCGCGTTCTCCGTGACTGACGCGACCACCGCTCAGACGCTGATCGACAACGGCTACAACTTCTACGGCGACTACGCCACCAGCAACGACCGCTTCCGCTTCCTGTACCCGGGCCAGATCAGCGGCAACTGGAAATGGGTCGACACCTACGTCAACCAGATCTGGTTGAACGCGGCGTTTCAGCAGGCGCTGATGACGCTGCTGACCCAGGTGAACGCCATTCCCTACAACATCGACGGCTACACGCTGATCGACGCTGCCTGCCTGGACCCGATCAACGCCGCGGTCAACTTCGGCGCCATCCGCGCCGGCGTGACGCTGTCGAGCCAGCAGAAGGCGCAGATCAACAGCCAGGCCGGTGTGGATATCTCCGACACGCTCCAGACCCGCGGCTGGTATCTGCAGATCAAGGACGCGACGCCGCAGGTGAGAGAGGCCCGCGGCACCCCGCCCATGACGTTCTGGTACCTGGACGGCGGTTCCGTCCAGCAGATCACCCTGGCCTCGCTGGCCATTCTTTAAGGATTCAACATGGCGACTTTGACCAGTGCCAACTCGGTTCTGATGCTTGCGGTGGGCGGCGTTTTTCCGGTGCCGCAGAAGATCGAGGGCTACGCTTCCGACAGCGCCTTCACCTTCGAGGCTGCCAAGCCCGCGCAGGTAACCATGGGCGTGGACGGCCGCATGTCGGCCGGCTACGTGCCGGTTCCCCGCGTGCAGACCATCACGATCCAGCCCGATTCCCCGTCCATGGGCGTCTTCGAGATCTGGATGGCAGCCAGTGAAACGGCCCGCGAAGTGTTTTATGCAAACGGCACCCTCAACATCCCGTCGATCGACCGCAAGTACACGCTGACCCGCGGCGTGCTGACGCAGATTCCGCCGGCGCCGGATGCCAAGGCGATGCTCCAACCCATGGCGTTCCAGATCACCTGGCAGAACGTCTCTCCGGCGCTGGTGTGACATGGCCAGAAAGCAAATAACCCTGACCATCGGCGCCGAAGGGCGCGACAAGGGCAAGGTGTTCATCCTGACGGAGCTTTCTGCCTACGACGCCGAGGAATGGGCCGGTCGGGCGCTGTTCTCGCTGATGAACGCCGGGGTGGAAATCCCGGACAACATCGCAGAGGCAGGGCTGGCCGGCGTGGCCGCCATGGGCATGAAGGCCATCGCCAAGCTGCCTTTCGAGAGCGCCAAGCCGCTGCTGGAAAAGATGATGGATTGCGTCCAGATCCAGCCCAGCCCGAACGTGACGCGCGAGCTCATGTCAGGCGATGTCGAGGAGGTGGCGACGCTGTTCGCGTTGCGCAAGAAAGTCCTGGGCTTGCACCTGGATTTTTTTACGGCCGCCGTCCCATCGACTTCGGGCTCCAAGTCCACGACGGCGGCGCGCGCCTGATTCGCTACGCCAATATCCCCCGGATCATTGGCGTGGTGATTTCGCGGCACCCGGGCCTGCTGCACGACCTGCAGACGGTCTACGGTGCCGAAGACCTGTACAACCTGCTTGAGGTGATTGCGGTGGACGCACACAACAGGCGCGTCCTAGCTGAACCGAGGTAATTGCATGGCCACCATCATCGACGCCTTGCTCGTCACCGCGGGTTTCGATCCGAAGCGTTTTGCGGCGGATAGCTACTCCGGTGCGGCCGGTCTGAGCCAAACGGCCCAGAATCTGGATATGAGCACCGAGCGGCTGTCCGCGTGGCAGAAGGCGGCCGAGCGGGCAGGCGGAACTGCGGAAGCCATTTCCGCCCAATTGAGGGAATCCTCGGTCGAGGTAGCCAGATTCAACCGCGGATCCGCCGCGGACTCGCTACCCGGGTTCTTCCGCAACGGCGGCAATGTCGGCGACCTCAAGGACGGGAACACCTACCTTCTGGCCAGGTCGAGGATCATTGCCGATCTTTACCAGAAGGACAGGGCCCAGGCCGCGCTGGCCGCCCAGGACATGGGTATCAACGAGGGCCTGTTCAATCTGTTCAAGCGCGGGCCCGATGAGCTCGAGCGGTTGCTTCAGGTCCAGGAGAAGCGCGCCGCCATCTCCGGTAGCGATGCGCAAGCTGCCTCGCAGCTGCGCGACCGTTACCTGGATCTGCGCGATACCTTTGAATCGGTGAGCGTCAGGGTGCTGCTGGCGCTCATGCCGGCGTTCGAGCGGCTTATCTCGCTCGCACAGGGCTGGGGCGATTATCTGCTTGAGAACCGAGACGAAATCGTCGAGTGGGTCGACGGCGCGGCGCAGGCCATCGTGAAGTTCATTGATGCAGTCGATTCGGCGGCGCAGGCGGTGGGAGGATGGCAAAACGTCCTGCTAGCGCTGGGGGCGCTCAAGATTCTTTCCTGGGTAAATTCGCTGCTGAGCCTGGCATCTGCCTTGGGGGCCGTGGCTACGGCTCTCGGAACCCTTGGTGGCGCCGGCGCGGCGCGTGGACTGGGTGCGTTGAGAGGCTTGGGTCCTGCGGCGTTGAAGTTGGCTGGCCGCGCGGCGGCTGGCGCTGCGCTGTTCTTGTTTAGCAACGATCTGAATGGGGGCGAGCAAGAAGACCTGGTCGCGATGAGAAACCCCGCGCTGAAACGCAAGGAGGTTCTCGATGCGGTCAGGTACTTCGAGTCCAAGAAGGGCTACACCCGGGAGGCGGCCGTGGGGCTCGTGGCCAACCTGCAGGCCCAAAGCAACCTGGACCCCAGGGCCGTGGGCGCTGATGGCGTTTCCGCCGGCATCGGACTATGGAATCCGCGACGCCAGGCCGACTTCAAGCGCATATATGGCATGGACCTGCGCGAGTCCACGGTTGAACAGCAACTGGATTTCGTCGCCAGCGAGTTGGAGAGCACCAAGCGTAGGGCGGGAGTACATCTGGCCGCCGCCGCCACCCCGGCCCAGGCCAGCGTGGCCGTGTACCGCCACTTCGGATTGAACAAGTCCGAAGGGGCCAGCTCAAGCGAAGAGCGCAAGCTCGCCGCCGCTGCCGGGGCAATTTATGGGACGCTTTTCCTCGAAGATCAGGAACGAGGCGCCGCAGCTGCAGCTACGACGGTCGCGGCAGCCCAAGCCAGCGCTGCCGGCATCCCGAGCAGCACCGCAACCACCAGCAATACGTCCGAAACCCATATCCACGGCCCCATTACGGTTATGACGCAGGCGACGGACGGCGAGGGAGTCGCTCGCGATTTGGGGCGTGTGGGGCGCTCCCAGAATCTCGTCCAACAAGGCAATACGGGGATGTTCTGATGCCGCTTATTCCTTTTCCCGATGTTCCGAGCAGTCCGGGCGTCCCCGCAGTCTTTCGCGCCGCGTTCCTTTCTTCGGTCTCCGAACCGGCAAGCTTCGAACTTGCGGCGCTGACCGACAGGATCTTCGGTCCTCCTCGCTGGGGGCTGTATGGCGTCGATGGGCAGCAGATGCTGGTCTTCGAGACGTTCCTTGGAATTACCTTCAATCAGAGCGGTCAGATATCCAGCTATCCGGTTGAGCAGGGCGGATTCTCGTCCTTCAACAAGGTCGATGCGCCGTTCGAAGCGACCATCAAGCTGGCGCATGGCGGCGATCCAGTGTCGCGCAAAGTCATGTTGTCCGTGCTGGAGCGCATCGTCGGCAGCACGGAGCTGTATTCAGTGGCGACGCCAGAGATCGTCTATCCGTCGGCCAACCTGGTGAAGTACTCATACACCCGCGCCGACAAGAACGGCTCCAGCCTCCTGATCGTTGAACTGACTCTGCAGGAAGTCCGGCAGACGGCCGTCCAGCTATCGCCGGCCACGCAGGACCCCAGCGGCGCGAATGAAGTTAGCAATGGCCAGGTACAGGCGTTCGAGATTGACGCCTATCCCCGGCGCGATCAGAACAAGGTGGCTGATCTGGAGCCGATCCAATGAAGAGAATTCCCTTGAGGCCCGTTCCTGCACAAATGCTCAGCGTCGTGCTGTCCGGGCAGAACTGCCAGATCGCCGTCTACCAGAAGTCGACGGGACTCTATCTGGATATTGAACTCGACAATGCGCCCATCGTGACCACGGTGCTTTGCCATGATCGAGTACGGCTGGTGCGGTCTGCTTACCTGGGCTTCGTTGGGGATCTGGCCTTTGTGGACACCCAGGGCCACGCCGACCCGCAGTATCAGGATCTCGGATCGCGCTTCGTCCTGGCCTACCTGGAGCCGCTGGAACTATGAGCTTCATCAAGCGCCGGCTGGACGTGACCATCAGCCAGGGTAAAGGAAAGTTCGGCGACGAGCAGGGGCCGGACGTAACGCTCAGCGGCTACCGGATGTCGGTGACCATTCCTGCCTATACGACCTTCGAAAACAGTCCGATGACCCTGCTGATCCACGGACTGAATCAAGACCTGATGAACAAGCTGACGACGATAGGGCCCGTCATGACGGAACGCCGGGGAAAGAATCTTGTCCGGATCGACGCAGGGGGGGAATCCGGTGCTCCCTGCCTGGTCTACGAGGGGGACATCGTTGAGGCCTGGGCTGGCTACGGAATGGGTGCAGAGGGCAAGGCGGCCGCAGGGGGCGTATTCACGGTCAAGGCCGAGGTGGCCGGGGCCAAGCAGGTGAAGCCCGCATCCGCCAGGTCGTTTCCCGGTGCGAAAAAAGCGCAAGAAATCATGTGCGATATCGCTGAATCGATGGGATACAAGGGCGAAAAAAGCGGGGAAGACTATGTGTTGGCCGACCCCTATTTTTCCGGAACTGACATGGACCAATTGCGCAGCTGCGCGAAGGCCGCCCGGGTCAACTTCACGATAGACCGCGGCGTCCTGTCAGTCTGGCCGGAGGGCGGATACCGCAAGGGCGATCCGATTCTCGTGGCCCCGGAAACGGGGTTGAGCGGATATCCGGCTTTTACGAGCAAGGGGCTCCAACTGACGACGCTCTACAACCCGCATCTCGGATTGGGAAAAAGAGTGCAGGTCATCAGCACCGTCGAACCCGCGCATGGCGAGTGGATCATTGTGAGCTTGTCCCACAAGCTGGATGCGGAGGTCCCCGGCGGCGTCTGGCAGTCGGTGGCGGTGTGCAAAAGGAACCTCAATGCCTGAGCAATACGGATACGCAGGGCTGGCGCAAGCCGGCCAGGGTGACAGCGAGTTCGGCGCCTTGCAGTTCCTGATCAGCCAGGCGCTGATCCGAGTCAGCACGGCGACGCTGGTCAAGGTGGTGTCGGTGACGAATGCAGGCGGGCTATCGCCCGTGGGCTTCGTCGATGTGCAGCCGCTTGTCAACCAGCTCGATGGCGCCGGCAATGCCGTGCCGCATGGCGTCCTGCATCGTCTTCCCTACTTTCGCCTTCAGGGCGGAGCGGACGCCATCATCCTGGATCCCAAGGTCGGGGACATCGGGATGGCGGCTTTCGCGAATCGGGACATCTCGCTGGTGAAGACCTCGAAGGCGCAGAACAACCCCGGTTCCTGGCGTTCCCACGACATGGCGGACGGGCTGTATTTCGGCGGTCTGTTGAATGGAACCCCGGTGCAGTACGTGCAGTTCACGGCGGGCGGCATACACATCGTGTCGCCCTCCAAGGTGACCGTGGCCGCGCCCAATATCGAACTGAACGCCAGCGCGCAGTGCGCATTGAATTCTCCACGGATCGTGCTGAACGGGACGGTGCAACAAGGCGGTGGATCCTTCGGCGGCACGTCTACCTGGCAGGGCGACATGCACACGCTGGGTACGCTGCGCAACAACGGCAAGGACGTGGGCAGCACCCACACGCATTCCGGCGTGCAGAGCGGGCCGGAAAACACAGGAGCGCCCAATTGAACACGATGCTGCTAGACCGGACGGCCTGGGACCTGGTGCTCGATGCCGCGGGGAATATCGCACTGGCGTCCAAGCCCTACGCCGTGGCGCAAGACGTCGCCAGCGCCATCAAGCTCTTCAAGGGGGAGCTGTTCTACAACACCGCCTCGGGCGTTCCGTACTGGGAAGAATTCCTGGGCCATCAGCCGCCGCTGGCGCTGGTGCGGGAACACGTCCGGCGAGCCGCGCTGACGGTCCCGGACGTGGCCGACGCGGGCTGCACGCTGACCTCCTATACCGACCGTGCCCTGGCGGGCTATGTCGCAATCACCCTGCAAGACGGAACGACGCAAACCGTCAGCTTCTGAGGAAACCATGCCGAACATCTCGAAAGTGCCGCGCGTGCAGTTCACGCCGGAAGGGCTGGTGCTGCCCAGCGAATCCGCCATCCTTGCCGGCGTCCTGTCCGACATGGACGCGGCCTTCGGTGGCGGGCTGAATCCCGCGCTGGAAACTCCCCAGGGCCAGCTGGCCTCCAGCACCACCGCCATCATCGGCGACAAGAACAACGAGTTCGCGGCCTACGTGAACCAGGTCGACCCGGCTTATGCGCAAGGGCGGATGCAGGACGCCATCGGGCGGATCTACTTCCTGGACCGCAAGCCCGGTACGCCCACCGCCGTCATCGCCACCTGCACGGGCCTGGCGGGCGTGACGATACCGGTGGGCGCGCGCGCGCAGGCGGTGGATGGCAATCTGTACCTGTGCACGCAGGCGGGAACGATACCGGCCAGCGGACGCGTCGACCTGCCATTCGCCTGCTCGGTCGACGGGCCGGTGGATTGCGCGCCTGGCGCACTGAACCAGATCTATCAGGCCATTCCCGGTTGGGACTCGGTGTCGAACGCGGATGCCGGGACGGTGGGCAGCCATGTGGAAAGCCGGGCCGAGTTCGAGGAGCGCCGGCGGCAGTCGGTGGCGCTGAACGCCCGCGGCTCGATCCCCGCAATCTACGCCAACGTGGCGAACGTGGAGGGCGTCATCGACGCCTACGTGACGGAGAACGATCTCTCCGTGCCGAAGACGGTAGGCGGCGTCGTCCTGCGTCCACACTCCATCTGGGTCGCGGTGACGGGCGGCGAGGCGGCGGACATCGCGGACGCCATCTGGCGCAAGAAGAGCAATGGCTCCGACTACAACGGCAACACCTCGTACACCGTGGAGGACAAGGAGGGATATGCCTATCCCTACCCGTCGTATGTCGTGACATGGGAAACCCCTGCTGCGTTGCCCGTGCGTTTCGCGGTGCAGCTGGCGGACAACCCAGCCCTGCCGTCGGACATTGTGGCCTTGACCAAGCAGGCGATCATGGACGCCTTCAACGGCGGAGATGGCGGGCAGCGCGCACGCATCGGATCGACCATTTATGCCAGCCGGTTCTACGCGCCCATTTCGGTGCTCAGCCCCGTGGTCTCCATCCTGTCCTTGCTGCTGGGCTCCGACACGCCATCGGCCGCCAGCCTGGCCGTTCCGATCAACCGCCGGCCCACGATCACGGCCAACGATATTGCGGTGACATTGATATGAGCGTCGTGCCTAAGCCGGGGCTGGCGGCCCGGACCCTTATCAGTCAATACGCCAACAGCCCCACGCTCGTCCAGTTGATCAACAACATGGACGACTACATCAATCCCGACGCCGATTTCGACGCGTTCCATGACTTCGTCTGGAACGTCGAGACCGCGCAGGGCTTCGGGCTGGACATCTGGGGCAGGATCGTGGACGTCGGCCGGATGTTGACGATACCGGGAGACGTCACATATCTGGGGTTTGACGAGGCGCTGAATTGGCAGCCCTTCAATCAGGCGCCGTTCTACACAGGCGAGCAGGCCACGCAGACATATCGGCTTGCCGATGACGCGTATCGCACGCTGATCCTGGTCAAGGCGCTGGCCAATATCTCGGATTGCACGTCGCCCAGTTTGAACCGGCTGCTGTCCAATCTCTTTGCGGGTCGTGGCCGCTGTTATGTCTCTGATACGGGATACATGGAATTTCGGTATGTGTTCGAGTTTGCGCTAGAGCCGTACGAGATCGCCATCTTGACTCAGTCCGGCGCTATTCCCAAGCCTGCGGCGGTCTTGGCCAACCTGTTGCAGGTCGACATATCCACAACTTTCGGATTCAACGAAGGGCTGATGCAGCCCTTTGGATCCGGTGTCTTTTTCACTTCTTCGGGGCTTATCCATGCAGGCTAGCAACGTACCAATCAAATCCGCCGTGCCGTTCGCACAAGGCGGAACCAAGAGCACAATCCCGGTGGCCTCACAGATCGGTGTCACCCCAGGCGCGGCGTCGTTCACTGATGGTTTCCCGCCATTGACGATGACACCATTGGCTGCCGGTGGCGTACCCCCCTCTGGTGCCGACTTCAATGGAATCCTCAATTTCTTGAGCGCGGCTGTACGGTGGGGACAGGCGGGCGGCCGATATCCGTTTGATGCTGCATTCTCGACGGCCGTGGGGGGCTATCCTAAAGGCGCGGTTCTGGCCGAGGCGAGCGGGAATGGCAGCTGGTTGAATCTCGTCGACAACAACACGACGAATCCAGATGCTGATGGTGCTAACTGGGTGGCATTGGGCGCGGGCATTGCAAGCACTTTGCAGGCTCAGGCGATGACCGACGATACCGTGTTGACGACGCCGAAGAAGTTGGCGGATGCATTCAAGGGGGGGAACTACATTGAGGCCCAATTTTCTAGGTTGCCCAGTGGGTTGATCATCCAGCAGAGCACGGTCTTGAGCAACGCGGCAGGGTTTGCTCCTTGGACGTTCCCCCTAGCGTTTCCTACCTCCTGCGACTTGGTGATATCAACTGCTGGCCAGGAAGCCGGCTCTCTCAACATGATGGTTAGCCTGATCGGCACACCGACACAAGTGGCGACGAATTCCGCGGTCTTCGTAAATGGGGTTCAGTCCTCGATTGCCGGTCAAGTTAGTGTCCGGTACCTTGCTTTGGGGCGTTAGAAACTATGTACTACTCACCTTCGACGGGCGGCTTTTATTCTGTGGAAGTTCATAGCGACGCAATCCCCAATGACGCCATGGAAATTTCTGACATGGCGTATCAGGAGCTTATGAACGGCCAATGTCTTGGTCAGATGATCGTTGCCGGACCCAACGGTCGACCGTCGCTGCAAGAACTCGTCCTTTCTGCGGACCAAGTTCGAGCTGCGAATCGGAGGCGTCAAAGCGCGCTATTGGCTCAGGCGACATCCGCTATTTCTCCGCTGCAAGACGCGATTGATATTGGGGTGGCGACGGAGGCAGAGCATGCCATGCTGCTTGCGTGGAAGCGCTATCGAGTCGCAATCAATCGCATCGATCAACAACCGGGATATCCGAGCAATGTCGTCTGGCCCGAGCGACCGGACCAGGCCGCTTAACCCACCCGCTTCTGCGGGCCCTTTTACGTCTATAGGGGATGCGATTGAGTATCCAAGACTTCGATGCCTTCGCGGCGAAATTCGCCGGTGTGCTTGGCGCGGCGGTGTCCATGCGATACATGCAAGGGTCATGGCTGGCGCGTCTCAGTATGGCGATCAGCGGATCGCTGGTGGCCTACTACACGTCGTCGTACTTGGCGCTGGTCTTGGGAATCCCGGAGGGACTGGCCGGATTCCTGACCGGAATGTTCGGGATGGCCATCATGTCTCGCGCTTGGGAGATCGTTCAGGCGGCGCCTGTTAGCGCTCTGTGGAAGGCTGTGATCGACCGCGTGCGGGGTACAGGGGCGTGACATGGGCAAGCATTATCTCCCTCAACTTTGTGGCGGCCTGGCGCTTTTCCGTTGGTTGGCGGTGGCTGGGGGACGCGGCGCTAAAGGGCATCTATCTGACGGCGAGTGGCGGCGTGCAGCGCCGTAGCGGTTCATACATGTAGGGAGCCTGAAGCAATGAGCAGTTTCCAACTGTCGCAGCGGAGCCTGAAGCGCCTGGTTGGGGTGCATCCTGATCTGGTAGCCGTGGTTAAACTAGCCAACGAGCGCACGCTCGTGGACTTTACTGTGATTGAAGGTGCGCGCACGCTGGCTCAGCAGCGAGAGAATGTGGCCAAGGGTGTAAGCCAGACCATGGCCAGCTACCACCTGCCGCAGGTCGATGGTCTCGCCCATGCGGTAGATTTGGCACCACTCGTGAACAAGGCAATTCCCTGGAACGACTGGCAGGCCTTCGCTGACCTGGCTGGCGTGGTCAAGGCCTGCGCGGCCGAACTCGGCGTTCCGGTGGAGTGGGGCGGCGACTGGAAGACGCTCAAAGACGGTCCGCACTTCCAGATTCCACGCAACTGGAAGGGTCGCGCATGAACGCATCGCTGCGCGCGCTGGTGCCGTATCTGATCGGCGCCGTCCTGGTGGCCGCCGTCTTCCTGTGTGTGCGCTGGTATGGCGCCGTTCAGTACCGCGCCGGAGTCGATCGGGCAAACGCCGACTATACGCTGGCCGAGCTCACCGAGTTCCAGCGCCAGACCGCGCGCCTGGGCGGAATCTCCGAATCCCTGGAAGTCGCGCTTGCCGCATTGCGCGACGCCAGCCCCAAGATCATCGAAAGGTACACCCGTGTCGAAGTCCAGAGTCCCTTACCTGCTGGCTGCCACATTGACGCTGAGCGGCTGCGCCACATCAACGAGGCCGGCCGCCTGGCCAATTCTGCCGGCCAACCTGGCGCAGCCGTGCCCGCCAGTGCCCGAGGTGACGAGCGATAG